AACCTCGGCTCTACGCCAGAAGTCATTATTTTGAATTCAAAAACTTTGAGCCAAATCAAAAATGCCAAAAGCACTCTCGCTTTGATTAAACCGACTGCACCAGATGCATCATCGGTTAAGAAATCAGAGCTTTTCGACTATCTTGAAAGCGAACTCGGCTTGACAGTTGTTGTCAAAAACCAAACTTACAAAGATGCTGATGGCATTGTCAAAAAATACTATCCAGACGGACACATCACCCTTGCACCTAACACGCAGCTTGGTGAAACAGTCTTCGGAACAACTCCAGAAGAAAGTGACCTTCTCGGTGGCAGCGTAACAAATGCTAAGGTCGAAATCGTCGACGCTGGTATTGCCGTAACAACAACTACTAAAACAGACCCAGTCAACGTCGAAACTAAGGTCTCAATGATTGCACTTCCATCATTCAAAAACTTGGCAGATGTTTATATGTTGACTACAGTACCTGAAGCTTAGGCGTGGTGGTTGTGTATGGTAAAAGTGATTGCAGGTTTTCGAGACAAACTTACCGACGTAATTTATCCAGCTGGCTCTGATTACGTTGGCGAGCGTGTCGAAGAATTGACGGAAAAGGGTTTTTTGAAAAAAGAGAGCAGAAGTAAAGCTAAGAAGAAATCTGAATAGGGGTGCTTATGGCTGATTTTGAAAACACAGTTTTGAACAATGTGAAAGAAGACTTAGATTTAAGTGACGATATTCAAGATAAAGTGCTGAAGCGATTGATTTCAAAAGTCTGTGACCATTTCAAATTGGCTTACAGCACTGACGTTATCGACGACAAATTTAGTTTTATCATTGAAGATTGCACTATAAAACGTTTCAATCGCAGAGGGGCTGAAGGAGCTAGCTCAGAAACGATTGAGGGACATTCAGTCTCATATGAAGATGTCAAATACGAATTTTTGCCGTATGATGACCTCTTGCAAAAGGAATTTGCAACAGGGAAGGCAAAAAACGGAAAGGTGTTCGTATTATGAGAGAAGCAGAACGAGCAACGCTTGTTTTGAAAACGAGCAAGCCAGCTTACAATCCAGAAACAGGCAAAATGGACAAGGGGGGAACACAAGAAATTGTCGTCCCTTGTTTTGTGTCTGAAATGGGGCTAGAGTTAAAAAATCAACTCTTGAACAACAAACTAAACGTTGACGCTTGGATTATGCGAGTTAATAATCCGATTTCTGGCTCCGTAGAGAGCGTAAAACTTTACGGTAAGAAGTATTACATTATTAATCGCAAAACGTTTTACAAGCGACGTGAGGCTATTTATTTGAGTGAGGTTAATCACGAATGAGTGTTACATTTAATGGTGATAAAGAGTTAGCAAACGCGCTTAATAAAATGGCACGTACAGAAGTTTACAAAGAAATTGTCAAGAAGAATGGTGCAGCGCTTCAAAAGACAGCTCAACGTAAAGCAGTATTCAAAAAAGGGTATTCAACAGGAGCGACTAGACGTTCCATTACTCTTGATTTAGCAAATGACGGTTTGCGTGCAGTAATTAAAGCCAACACTGACTATTCTGGCTATCTTGAAGTCGGAACTCGGAAAATGGAAGCCCAACCATTCATGCGACCAGCTCTTAACGAAATACAGCCAAAATTTATCGACGATTTAAGGAGAGCAGGAATTGTTAAATAAACAACCAGACCAAGAAATACACGACGAATTAATCAAACGGTCTATTGCTCTAGGTTTGCCATCTTTTCCATTTCTGCCAGACGATAATGAGCCTTATCCTTTCATGGTCGTGGCTTATACACAGATTGTCCCACAAGCAACAAAAACTAGACTAATTGGCGAGGTAGCAGTTCAATGTGATATCTGGGGGGATACAGATAACAGAAAGCTTGTTTCTGATTGGGTTGGCAAGCTCATGGAAGAGTTCAGCAATATTAAAAAAATAGGCAGTAGACAATGGTTTATGGAGTACGAAAGCTCCAGCCAAATTATCAAAGACAATTCAACTCCAGAACTGCTTTACCACGGCATTTTGGATTTAAAATTCAAATTTATTTAAAGGAGGAATGAACAAAATGGCAAATTTTGGTAAAAACAAAATTTTGATGTTCCGAAAACTAGGAGATAAAACAGCAGCAGCTAAACTAGCTTTGCAAACGGAACACAAATGGAAATATGAACGTAAAAACGATTCAACAGCTACTAAAGACGGCTCAGTTATTTCTGACAAAGGGCTTGAAGTTACACTTTCAATTGAAGCGGTGGCAACACGAGATGCGCTTAATTTGATGCTGAAAGACTCAGTAGTCAGCGGCTACAAACTTGAAGTGTGGGAAATTGACCTCGCAGGAGAAAAACAAGAAAATAAATTTCCAGCACTTTATGCTCAAGGTTCGCTTAACTCTTGGGAAGTTCCAGAAAACGTTGAAGACCTCGAAACAGTCTCAACAGAAATGGCTATCGAAGGGAAACCAGTTGCAGGTTTCGCAACACTTTCAGACTCGCAAATTGCAGAAATCAATTACGCATTCAAAGATACAACAGAAATCACAGGTCAATAACATTTACGGGGCTTTTTAGCCCCTTTTATTTTAGGTAAGGAGTAACAAATATAATGAAATCACTTGAAATCAACGGAAAAGAATACGATTTGCATTTTGGTATTGATTTTATCCGTGAAATGGATAAACGTTATCAAATCACAAATAGCTCAGGAGCTACTTTCGGCATGGGACTTTCTAGCGCAGTCATTTATATCCAAGATAAAAACCCGGTCGTTTTGGCTGATATTATCTTGTCAGCAACACACACTTTGAAACAGATTCCACGCTTGGCAGACATCGAAGCATGGCTCGAAAGTCAAGAAGACTTGGATAAAGTGTTTGATGATTTTTTATCAGCATTAGCCAATGCACCGTTGACGAAATCAAAAGTCAAAGAGATGTTAGCAGCGGTAGCGGAAGCTTAAGCAACAAAACAACGCTAGCAAATAGCAGCAAGGAAGTATACGAAGATATGCTCGCCTCTGCTATTGGCTTGTATGGTGTCAGCTCGCTAACTGAAGCCAAACGCATGACCATCGAAGAGTTTAACGTGCGCAAGCGTGGCTACTTAATGCGACGCTTGAACAGAGAACGAGAGTTATATTTGCAAGCCTACCTAAATAGATTAATCAAAGCTACGGATAAGAGTGGCAAACAATACGTGTATGCTAAGTTTGAAGATTTTTACAACGAGGCAAAACAACGAAATGCCGTGCTCGGAAACGGTCACGGAAATGCGGTAAATAGTGATTTAGTAGCAATCGCTAAACGCCGTCAAAAATATCTAAAAAAGGAGGTAGCAGATAATGGCAAGTAACTCTTATACCGTCGAAGCAGTCCTTAAAGCGGACACATCCAATTTTACAAGCAACCTAGACAGAGCCAGCAGCGCTTTTAATACGTTCACTAACAGTGCCAAAGGAAAGCTAGGAGCCATCGGCGATAACTTCGAAAAAGTCGGAAATTCGATGAATAAGAAGCTAACCGTGCCGATAATGGCAGGACTAGGTGCTTCGGTTAAGACGTTTACAACTTTTGATGATTCAATGCGCAAAGTGGCAGCAACGTCTGGCATAGCGGCTGATTCATCTAGCAAAGCTTACATGCAAATGCGCAAGCAAGCGCAAGATTTAGGTGCTAGCACGCGCTACAGTGCGTCCGAAGTTGCTGAAGGTATGAACTACATGGCAATGGCTGGTTGGAGCGCTGAGCAAACCATGGCTGGTATTCCAGCAGTCTTAGACTTAGCTGCCGCTTCTGGTGAAAATCTAGGAACGACTTCCGACATTGTAACCGATGCAATGACCGCGTTTGGTATGCAAGCCGAACAGGCAGGAGAGTTCGCTGATATTTTAGCAGCAGCAAGTTCAAACGCTAATACTAACGTTTCTATGATGGGTGACACATTCAAGTATGTTGCGCCAGTTGCTGGGTCGCTTGGATTCAACGCAAAAGATACTGCAATCGCTATCGGATTGATGGCAAATAGTGGTATTAAGGGGTCTCAAGCTGGTACAGCATTGCGTGCAGGTTTAGTTAACTTAGTTAACCCGTCTGAAGCTGCTCAAAAAGCTATGGACACATTAGGAATCTCCGTTACTGATAGCGAGGGCAACATGAAGAGCTTCCGCACAATCATGGGCGACCTGCGTGAAAAAATGGGTGGGTTGTCTGAAACTCAAAAAGCATCGGCTGCGGCAACAATCTTTGGTAAGGAAGCCATGTCTGGTTGGTTAGCAATTATCAATTCATCAGACAAAGATTTCAACAAGTTAACAAACGCTATTGATAATTCTCAAGGTTCCACTAAACGAATGGTTAACACCATGGAAGGTGGTATAGGTGGTGCGTTCCGTAACTTAAAATCAGCCATCGAGGGGCTTGGGATTGCTATTGGTGAACGTTTAGCACCGTACATTGAAAAAGCTGCTAAGTACATCACTGACCTAGCTCAAAAGTTTAAGGCTTTATCTCCAGCGCAGCAAGACACAATTATAAAAATTGCCTTAGTTGTCGCTGCGATTGGTCCTTTGCTGATTGCTATCGGTAAAGTTTTTAAGGCTATAAAAACTGTGATTACAGTAGTTCAGTTCTTAGCTAACCCATTCGGTATTGCTGTGGTTGCTATTATTGCTGCAGTAGCAGCGTTCGTTTACTTTTACACGCATTCTGAAAAGTTCAGAACAATTGTAAATAACGCAATTAATAGTGTTATTAAAGCATGGGATAGCTTAAAAGCAGCGTGGGATACAGCCAAGGAATGGGCAGGCAATGTTTGGAACGGAATGAAAGAGGTTATCAGCAATGCAATCGAGGGCATTAAAGCTACATGGAGTGGTATCAAAGAAAGTTTCATGAACGCTTGGAACGGCATAACCGAATGGTTTTCTAATCTTTGGAATGGAATCAAACAAGCACCGTCAAACGCTGTTGAAAGTATTAAAAACATGTGGTCGAGCGTCAAAGATTTCTTTTCTAATCTTTGGAACGGAATCACGCAAATTTTTAGCACAGTTTGGCAAACAATACAAGCTGCTGTCTTACCTATTATTCAACCGTTTATCGACATCATGCTTAGTTACTGGCAAAACTTATCAATGTCATTCTCTCAAATTTGGGACGGCGTTAAGCAAGTTTTCCAAGGTGCGTGGGAAATAATTAAAGCTATTGTTCTGGGTCCCGTTTTAATTATTTGTGATTTAATCACAGGTAATTTTGGCAAAGTTGGTTCAGACTTGCAGTTGATTTGGCAAAGTATCACAACAGGCGTAAGCACTGTGTGGAATGGCGTTCTCGGGATTCTTTCGGGAATTTGGAACGCTATTCTTGCTACAGGTCAAGCAATATGGCAAACGCTGTCAACAGCTGTAGTAAACATCGTTAACGGTCTTGTTTCGGGTGTTGTTGGCTTATGGAATGGGTTACAAAGCGCTGTGGTTTCAATTGCTAGTGCGATTGCAAACGGAGCCATCTCCGCTTGGAACAGTTTAACCAGTGGGGTTTCTAGCCTTGTTTCTGGCTTTGTCGGCACGATTACAGGACTATGGAACGGATTGAGCAGTGGCGTAATCGGCATAGCTCGTGGGCTTGTTTCTGGCGCTATTGGTGCGTTCAACGGATTGGTTGGCGGTGTCAGCTCGATTATAAGTTCCGTCAGTGGTGTTTTAAGAAGTCTGGGCAACATCGACTTGGCTGGTGCTGGTGCAGCAATTATGAATGGCTTTCTGGGTGGCTTGAAATCTGCTTGGGGAGCGGTTCAAAGTTTTGTCGGTGGCATTGCCGATTGGATTCGTGCCCACAAAGGACCAATCAGTTATGACCGAGTGCTTTTAAAGCCTGCAGGTAAAGCAATCATGCAAGGTTTAAACGATGGCTTGAACGATATGTTCGGACAAGTTCAAAATACCGTGCATAATGTGACAGCTATTTTTGAAGAGTTTGACCCAACTCAAACGGTAACGTTTGGTGTTGAAAGCAATACAAAAGCAGTTGCTGACAATATCCAAGATTTTCAATCGCAATTGCGAAGCAATATTGCTGATTTTAACGCACAAATTGCTGATATGATGTCTAATAACTACAGTTATCAATTTGAAAGCGGTACTTACTCAAATAACATCGAGGTTACTTATCGCAATCAAGAAGGCGAAAAATTAGAAATTATCAGACAAGCTATTGATACAGTTAAGCGTGCCGTTTCTCGTGATACAGTGCTAAATGTTGATGGCCGAGAATTTGCAAGAGCAACTGGTGATGACATCGATGGCTACTTAACTAACAAACAAAATATTGAAAATTTAGTGAGGGGGCTTAAATAATGCCATTTACATATAACGGCGTTGATTTAACGCCTTTTTTAAATTTTATAAAAGCAAAGCGCACAATTGGTAATGAGCGCAAGTTGACAACAGAAGATATTCTTGGAACTGGGGAAGAATTGCAAGAGGTCACTTTTGCTGGAAAAACTATCGAAGTGACAGTTTCACTAGCTTCCAGAGATATGGCTGGAGGGCGTTTCTTTGATACAATCGAATACACCCCAACCGTTCGAGAAGACTTAGGTGAGATACGAGACCAGTTAGCAAGGGTTTTAAACACTAGAGAAACACACGAGCTAGTGTTGCCAGACGAGCCAAATCGCTATTATAATGCTATTCCTAGCGGTGATATCGAGTTGCAAGACATCTCTGATTGGTATGACGAAACAACAATCAAGTTTTATGTTCCAGATGGAGTTGCGCACACTAGAGCCACACGCACTTTTGAGTTTGCAAAAAACGACTTCGGCGTATACGAAGCTGAAATTGTCAACGAAGGCACTGAAGACGCATACGTCAACTACGAAATCAAACTCAAAAAAGAGTCAGGCTATGTTGCAGTTACAAGTCCTTATGGTTTACTGCAATTCGGTAAGTATGACGAAGCAGATGGCTATATTGACCGTAAGAATGTCGTGATAACTAACAATCAAAAAGGGGACTTTGCCAATTGGACAGACAGCAACGTGTTTTATGAGAATCAAAGAAAAATCATAACAACCCAAATGTCGTCAGATGCTGCTTTCGGAGGACGTCTCGGGCTTATGCCAGCAAGTTTTCCAACAAGCGGAACTGCTGGGGCGTTTGGCTATGGCGCTTGCAAAGAGTACATATTGGAGACGCCAGTCGAGCAGTGGTATATCTGGGCGAGAGCTTGGTTTGAAACTGGTCTAGTAAGTCAAAATGGTGAATGGTGCCTTGCGGTGATTGATGAGGATAACCACCTTTTGGCTGGTATGGCTATTGAAAAGAATGACCGCACACGTAACGACGCTTACGTGCGTTTTTTGGTTGGTGACGGCAACGGCGGAAGCATAGTTAAAAAAGACATCAAGTTCACGCCGTCCTATTGGATACCACCCAACCCGTATGGTGCCCAAGCCATCGACCGCAACTCAAACATGTTTGACCTCGTCAAAGAGAAAGACCGAGTGCAGTTTTTCTGGTACGGAAGTTATTTTCCGTTCCCAGCTAGCCAGCTTAACGGCAAGAAAGCGAAACGCATTCAATTCTTCGTTGGAAACTATGCTGGCTCAAACAGTACAACACAGCAATTTGTCACACATCACTATCTAAACGACTTCACTTTCTTTGAATTACATGTACCTTATTGGAAAGATGTCCCAAATCGCTATCCAGCTGGGTCAGTAATCAAAATTGACGGCGAGAAAGGTGAGTTTAAAGTCAATAATCAAATCAGAAAAGATGATGAAATTTTAGGGACATCATACTTCAAAGTCCCGCCAGGAACTACGAAAGTGCATCTTAACATGTCAAGCTTTGCCGAAATTGAGAGCGCTAAAGCGATAATTAAGGAGGTATATATTTAGATGGAAAACGTACGTATTGCAATTCGTGATTCAACAGACAGTCATAATGTAGCTTTTTTTGATAATATTTCTGGTATTCGCTATCAGAGCGCTAATCTACAGCGTTTCTTGGCTGGTTCAGCTAGCATTTTGACAATCGAGTACAATTCAAAAGATATTGATACCATCAGAACTGGCTGCAAGCTTGCTTTTATCTACAAAGGGCGTCCTTATTGGTTGAATATCATGGATTTGAGCAAAAAGGGCTATAAGGTTGAAATAACAGCTTATTCTATTGGCCTAGAGCTTAATCAAGAAGAGCGGGGGGCGCACAAGCCAGCTAATGCAATGAGCTTCGTCGAATATTTGGCTTATTACGACCCAGAACACGCCTTAGAGCTTGGTATTAATGAAGTAGCAGATAAACGTATCAAACTTGAATGGACTGGCACAGACACGATTCTGGCACGTCTTTTCTCAATTGCTAACAGCTTTGATGCAGAACTTGAATTTACTGTCGAATTGAACCAAGACTACTCGTTAAAACGTCAAGTATTGAACATCTATAAGAAAGGCAATCTCGGTTCTAATCGTGCTGCTAGTCCAATTCGTGTTGGACGTGGCTTAAAAGTCATTAATTATAGCGATAATTTGAAGGAGTTACGCACAGCGGTGCGTGCTACTGGTAAGGACGGGTTGACTCTTGATGGGCTGAACAAAAAAATCTATGATGATGACGGCAATCTACTTTACTATTCTAATGCGAATACAGTCTATGCGCCTCAAAGCCGTGATAAGTACCCATCAGTCGGCAAGAAATCAAATGATAACTGGATTATTAAAGAGTTAGGAGAAACCGAATACAGCACCAAAGAGGCTCTCTGGGGCTACATGCTTGGGGAACTTAAAAAGATTTGTTTGCCAGAAATTACATACGATATCGAGGGGGCTATCAACGGAGATGTTGGCGACACACGTACTTTGATTGACGACGTGCATTACGACCCTCCACTTTACGTACAGGCTCGCATTTCGGAGCTTACCGAAGATTTAATCACTGGTAGAGTTACAAAATCAACGCTTACTAACTTCGAGCGCAAGTATTCACAAGTTGCTAGCGAATTACTTAAACAAGTCGAAGCACTCGCAGAGGACGCAGCGCCTTACATTGTTCGTTTAAGCACTGATAATGGCTACAATTTTAAAAACGGTCAAGGCTCAAGCACAATCACAGCTAAGCTTGAAAAGTATAGCAAGATTGTTAATGCAGATTGGAAATGGCTTATCAATAACAGCGTTGTCAGCGAAACATCAAGTGTTACAATCAACGCCAGCCAAGTCACTGGCACGCTAAATGTTGTGGCAGTTGCAATTGTTGGCGGTAACGAGGTGGCTCGTGAATACATCACATTCACCAATTCTGATGATGGCGTTGGTATTAAATCAATCAAACGTTATTACACGACTAACGACCAGTCAGAGGGTGTCACAACAGGCGGTCAAAACTGGTCTACTAAACCAACGACTGTTACAGCAGACAAAAACTATATGTGGTCGTACGACGTCATCACGTACACGAATGACACAAGTTTAGTTACTGAACCAGCTGTTATTGGCGCTCGAGGGGATGACGGTCTGGATGCTGACACGACAGGTATCACAGAAGCACTTGACAAAGCTAAGCAAGAATTGACTGCTTTATCGGCCAATATCGAGAAAGTGCGAGATGATTCGCTTGCAGCAGTCGAAGAAGCTAAACAGCAACTCGCCGCAGTTGCTAAGGACTTGAGCACTGCTAAGCAAGACTTACAAACACAGGCTAGTCAACTGCAAGCACAAGCCAGTGCACAGTCTGAACTAACCAAACGTGTGTCAACAGTCGAAGAAACCGCAAATGGTACGAAGACGACTGTTAGCGAATTAAGTAAGACAGTAGCTCAAAATGGCAAAGACATTACTAGCGTTACCGCTCGAACTAAGACAGTTGAAGATGATTTAACAAGCACTAAAACGACTTTGTCACAAGTGCAGACGACTGCTAATAGTGCTAATCAAAAAACAGCGACGTTAGAAACCAGTTTGAATGGTGTTAAAACCGACTTAACAGCTACGACTACGACTGCGAACACGACAAAACAAAACTTAGCTAGCTATCAAGCTAGCAATGATAAGGCAGTCGCAAACTTGCAAAGCAATCTTCAAACAGCGAACGGTAATATCAGTAGTCTGCAAACGAAGATTGAAGCTGTTCCCGGACAGATTACAAGCGCAGTGTCAGCTGTTGAGGGGAAGATACCGACAAGCGTTGGCAGCACCAATCTTTTGCTTTATTCGGCAGACCCTTCAAAAGCACCTAGTGGATACTATGATTTTACTAGTGCACAGAAAACAAGCGAAACATACAATGGTTCAGTAGTATATAAAACGCAAGGCATTTGGAGTGGTATTAGAGTAAATTTAGGCATTCTCGTTGACAGAGGTCTTTTAAAAGTAGGTGACGTATTGACTTATTCAATCGCTATGCGAGCAGAACAAAAAACACCAATACAAGCTATGCTTTTTATTAGATACACAAATCAAAGTGCTGCAGACATCCCAACTAATAAAATTGAGATTGTTAATTTAACTACAAATTGGCAATATGTCAGTATCACATTTACTGTTACTGCAAAAATGCTTGCAGAAAACACGAAAGTTACATATTTAGGATGGGAGCTGACTTCAAATGCTGAAACAGATAAGTATGTGTATTATGCTTGTAACAAGATTGAGCGTGGCAACATCGCAACTGACTGGTCACCAGCACCAGAAGACACAGTTAGCCAAATTAGCTCGCTATCTAGTCAAATTAAGCAAACTGCTGACGGCATGACGTTGCTTGCTACTAAGACAGAACTAAACACAGTCAAATCTGACTTGCAATCTGGTATTTCGACAGCCACAAGTAAAGCTAATGCTGCACAGTCAACAGCTGACAGTAACGCTCAAACAATCAGCACACACACAACTCAAATCAGCGCATTGAATACAGGCTTGCAAGCTAAGGTTTCACAATCTGACTTCAATACACTTTCTGGTCGTGTGACAACTTCAGAAAACAATATCATAGCTAAAGCTAATGAGTTGAGCAGTAAGATTACGAGCGTTGAAGGGAAGATTCCAAAAAACGTTGGCGGAGCTAACTTATTTAAAGGTAGCCGAGATTTTAGCGGTACAGACTGGGTTAATAAAGACAGTGGTATATATGCTGAAGATTATCAGGGCGTCAAAATTTTTAAAAAGCAAACTTTATGGGGCGGAGTCTCACAATATTTTGAGGTAAAAACTGGTGAAGAGTACGTGTTTAGTGCATACGTTAAAAGTAGCGCTAAAACAGACAGAATTACATTTTATTTAGTCCACGGTTCAAAACAACCTCAAGCAAGCGGTGTTGTAAGCTTTAACTCTGACAATAGTCAAGACGCTGTAACTTTTGACTTAACAGACGAATACCAAAGAATTGCTATTAAAATCAAAATCACTAAAGATGGCTGGATAATGCCACGTTTAGAGCGGTATAACAGCGACGCTTATCTTTTCTTTGGTGGCTATAAGTTAGAGCGTGGCAACATACCAACAGACTGGTCACCTGCGCCAGAAGACTACGACAGCAAGCTAGCCAGTGCGCAGTCCGAAATCAAACAGACGACTGATTCGATTAGCGCAGCAGTTTCGAGTGTAGAGACCAAAGCTGACACAGCACAATCAACAGCGAACACAGCTGCTTCAAAAGCTGATGCAGCTCAAGCAGGTATTAATACGCTAGACAGCACGACGGTTAAAACAGCTACCTTAAATCTTGACAACAACGGATTCGTGACAAAAGTCGGTAAAACGGTTAATGGTAACACGTTCGCGACAATGATTGCCCAAAATGAATCAGACGTTCAAATTATCGCTAAGAAAATGAAAGTTAGTGGTGACATGATTGTCAATGGTGAGATTACAGCAGAGAAATTAAATGTCAGCAATCTGTCTGCCGTCAACTCAAATCTCGGTAAAATTGAAGGTGGTTCGCTCTTGCTACAAGAAAACAAGGTTGCAAGTAACTCAATTGACAATTGGGGCACATTCAATCGTCCAGCGCATAAGCAAGGTCTATATATGGACAATCGTGGATTAGCTTCATCTGGTGCGATTCAACGAAAAAATGGCGGCGAAACAACGCCAACGGATATGCCATTGGCGGTTTTACAATCTGGAGAACTACGCTTCTTAGTCGTTGACTACAATGACAATCTCGAGGACGTCTTACACCATGGTCTGTCTGACCCGGATTTTGGTGTTATCCGTTTTGAGATTGACAGCGAGCTTAAACGACGTTTAACCATGACGTCGTCTGGTTATTTGAACTTTCAAGCGTCAAATTATACCGACTGGATTCCGCTTAGCCAGCAAGGCTGCGAATACATGATTCAGGGACGTTTGGTAGTTGTCAACTATGACGTCACCTATAGTCAACGTGGCACTCATAAAATCGGCGTCATTCCACAAGAATTCGTTAAGAAAGAGCTCATGCTTACTGCTAAAGCGTGGTCAATCACACCGAATGACAAGAACTTCCAGTTGAACGCTGACGGCGGTCTTTATTTGCTAAACGCTGACGCGAATGTCACTTATCGTGGAACATTATTATTTAGTTATTAAATTAAAAAAGGAGAAAAACAAAATGACAGAATTACTTGATACTACTCAAATTACACAACCTTTTGATTTGCCAACAGCAGTCAAATACATGCGAGAAAACGGCGAATATATTCGTTATCGCTCAAACGGATATGATTTCTACATGTATATTTCAAAAGAACAAAAACCAGTTGTGGTTGATGGCAAACGTCAGCTTAAAGAGTTTGAAAAAATCTATGGTATTTCACAGTATGGCGGTTCAATCACTAGCATTCCTGTTTCAGATTTACTTGATGCAAAATGCTATATTATGCAATTTGACGAAGATGGTAATCCAGTCTGGAACGAGCCAACAGAAACAAATGCTAGTGAAGCTTAGGAAACAGAAGAGCTTATGCATGTCGAAATTTTAACAGGATTATTCTCATTGCTTGCTAGTTTGGTCGGCACTTTTGGCGGTATTATCACGAGCACTAAACTGACAAATTATCAAATTAATGAGCTAAAAAAACAGGTCGATAAACATAACAGCGTCATCGAACGTACCTTTAAGCTGGAAGAACACAGTAAGTACGTTGATGAACGCATTGCACGCTTGGAAAGTGAGGCTGAAAAGTGAAAAAGTATTTTGAAAAGTTAGGGATTAAAGTTTTAAAAACAATGGCACAGGCATCAGTAGGTGTCATTGGCGCCAGTACATTAATTAGTCAAGTTGATTGGAGAGTTGTTGTTTCAACCGCCCTCTTATCTGGATTGGTTTGTGTACTAACTAATTTGTCTGACTTAAAGGAGGAAGACGTTAATGAAGATTAAACAATTATTGGCAAGCGCATTGTTAGGTGCTAGTATTCTTTTGCAATCAACGGCTTATGCTGCTGTCGGGGACCAAGGTGTAGACTGGTCACGATATCAAGGTCCTAACGGTGTCTTTGGTTACAGTCATGACAAGTTTGCAATTTCCCAAATTGGTGGTGTCAACGGCGGTGGGATTTACAAACAATCAACGTATGAGACACAAGTTGCATCAGCAATTGCACAAGGAAAACGTGCCCATACTTACATTTGGTATCAAGTTGGTAGCAACGCAAGTCTTGGTGAGCAAGTCTTAAATACATTCTTGCCACAGGTTCAAACGCCAAAAGGATCAATCGTAGCTCTTGACTATGAAAGTGGCGCTAGCCCTAATAAACAAGCGAATACCAACGCAATCCTTCATGGTATGCGTATGATTAAGGCGGCTGGTTATACGCCTATGTATTACAGCTACAAGCCTTTCACGTTAGCTAACGTGTACACAGACCAGATTATCCGTGAGTTCCCTAATTCGCTTTGGATGGCTGCGTACCCAAGTTACAATGTAACTCCAACACCGAATTATGACGTTTTTCCATCAATGGATGGGGTGTCTATCTATCAGTTTACCTCTACTTATATCGCAGGCGGTCTTGACGGTAACGTCGACTTGACTGGTATCACGGACAATGGTTACACTAAGAACAACAATCCAGTGACTAATACACCAGCTATTAGTCAAGGTCAACAAGCAGAAAACACTCCTAATTCTGATATTAATACAGGAAACCAAGTCAAGGTTAAATTCAGTGCTAACAACTGGGCTACAGGGCAAGGTATTCCATCTTGGGTCAAGAATAAAACATACAGCGTAGCACAAGTGTCTGGCAATCGTGTGTTGCTAGCTGGTGTTAACTCATGGATTAATAAAGCAGACGTGGAAGTTGTTTCGGTCTCGTCTGCACCAATTCAAGCACCAGCAGCAGGCGGAACGTATACGGTAAAATCTGGAGATACGTTGTCTAGTATAGCTGCCAAATTTAATACTAGCTATCAAGCGTTAGCAAGTTTGAATGGTATTTCAAATCCAAATCTCATTTTTGCGGGGCAAACCTTGCGTGTCAACGGCGCAGCAAGCGCTGGGTCAGTTTATTACACGGTGCGAGCAGGAGATACCCTATCAGCTATTGCAAGCCGTTACAACACTAGCTACCAATCAATCGCTAGTCTTAACAGTCTATCAAATGCTAATCTCATCTACATCGGTCAAACGCTAAAAGTTAAATAAATGCCTTAACACCCCCAGTCTTCGTGGCTGGGGCTTTTTTGTTTGACAAAAAAAGTGATAATGGTGTAGAATAGAAATTGGATTCGTAGTAATACGGACGCATAATTGAAGCACGTTATGTGGCTTGGTAGAGCTTAAAAACTGTTCCTCGGCGATAAGCCTAAGAAGCACAAAGAGGAGTTAGAGAAGTCATTCCTCTCTAATCGTTAACCCCGCTGGAGGATTATCCAGCCATGCTTTTAAACTGGTCGAATTCGACCAGTTTAAATTTTCATTATTTATTTTGCAGGACTAGCGTTAGTTAGTCTTTTTTATTGTTTAAAAAGTTAATATGTGCTATAATATTGTTATCGCAAGTTTAAAACAGCTAACTAAATAATTTAGTGAAGATTGTTTGACAGCATGCTAAAGTTATACGCTTAATAGCTCGTTACGCTAACGGTGGGATACTGTCGTTAGATAAGTAATCAATCTTTGATTGTTGCGAAGTGAAAGAATAGCAAGAGTGCGTGTGACGTGGAGGATATGTGTAACTAGGCTAAGTTTAAACGGTGGTGGCGATAATAGACGTCTCTGTGAGAAATAATCCTGCAAGCCCAAGCTTGACCACTTGAAGCAAGTAGGAAGTTGTCAAAATAAGCCATTGTGCGCATTGACGAGTTAAAAGCTCGTTGCTTACACCAAAAAATTGTACAAGTAGCCCAAAAGCGCAAGTGATAAATTGGAGATATTGTCACATATTTACGTTTCTGAATGTTGGGTGAACGTTGAAGGTAACCAGTCCTGTCTAGTCATTGAACCTCTTAGGAAGTTATGAGGTAGCTCCTCGTAGCTCAGACCTAAGACGACTATCAGCTAATAAGTTGCATATATTTGAAGCAGAGCGAAGGCTCATTTAGTTAGTTGTTTTAAATTTGTGATAAATCCATACCCCCGAGGGGATATGTGATGAGGGGCTAACATTTTGTTAGCTCTTTTTTTGTTGTTATTATGGCCACCAAATCAAAAAGTCCGATTCAACAAACTAGAAATTAAAAAAATATCAAATTTTGTAAAAAAGTTCTTGACATATTATAATATATATATTATAATTAATTTATAAAATAAATAAATACAAAAGGAGAACAAATGACAGAAGAATTAACAGCTCAACAACGAGCTAACAAAAAATGGAATGAAAGAAACAGAGAACACAGAAATTATCTGACCAAAAGGTCAACGTCTCGTGGTTTTATTCGCAATAATGCCACAAAAGAAGATTTACTTGAATTACAAAAACTTATTCAAGAAAATTTAAAAAAATTTTTAAAAAACTCTTGACAATATGTATTATATATACTATAATATAATCATAAATAAAAAATAAAAAAAGGTATTCATTCTCCCCGACCAAAGTTTGAATGAACACCTAAAGTAAACATTACTATCTAAATAAGATATATCAATAGTATATCAAAAAGTATCTAGATAGTAAACAGCTAATAGGTACTTTTTTAGTACCTCAAAAAGAAAGAGGTAAAAACATGAAAAAAATACTATTTGTTAACCGCGATACAAAAACATACGCTTTTCTTACAGCTGAACAGGCTCTTGATATTATGATGACCGAATCACGAATTTATGAGGTTTCTGACAACATCGCTTATTTAGATAATGACAGAGTTATTGAATATTATAACGACATGCGAGAATTTAACAGTAGGATGAAAGGATTACAAGGATTAAACTACTCTGACATTACTGAATTATTTAACGACTAGAAAGAGGTACTAACATGAAATACATTACAGAAAAAACTTCGTTTAACACTTACAAATTTGAAATAGTTGAAAAAATTCCAGCTGGCTATTTTGTTTGGAATGTTGGAAAATTAAAGCAACACGAAGATTACTTGGCACTTGCTGAAAATTTACCATGCGAAAAATTCTTAATTAACCCGAACACTTTAAAAGCTATTAAAATCAAAGACGACAAAACACATTCGCTACTTATGCGTGGTGCTAGTTATGGCGTAGGAAGTTTGAGTAAATGCAAGAAAATTCTTGAAAGAAAAAACGCAAAATATAAAGAATTGGCTGAAAGACTACAACCTATATTCGAGGAGCTAACAGAATGATTTATCAAGAAATTAATTTGCCCATTTAGGCGCAGTTGCTTATCATGGCTATTCTTATTCCAATCGGTATTGGAATAGCCAAAATAAAGCCAACAGAGGACGTTAAGCAAAAAATCTTTGTAAAAAACTCTTGACATATTATAATATATATATTATAATTAATTCATAAGATAAAGAAAGACAAAAGAGGTATTCAAAATGAAAAACGAAACAGGAAAAGTCATCGTTAGCAAAAGTCAATATGCAAATCTTATCAGGCATTTTAACACTGTAGAGGATTTTAAAAATAAATTTAATAAACTTACTTATTACGACGCATTTTCTACAGAGGCATCCGAATATAAACGATTGAAAGTCTCAGAACACGAATACAAATTTCGTGTTTCTGTTCAAAAAGGATTGTATGGCACAGAAGCTAAAATCACAAAAGATTTTCAATCAATTCTTGATTACATTCAAAAACAATTGAAAGTAACTGCAAAATAACCAAAAATATATGTTATAATAAAAGTGCCTCACGAGGTACTTTTTTATCTTATCTATCCTACAGCAACACCCGATTATTCGGGTATTTTTTTATGGCAAAAACGTGTCCAAAAACTTTAAAAAAGTTCCATTTTATAGTGCATGTTCAAAAAAGTTCAATATAAAAGTAAAAAAAGTCCAAAAAATTGAACAAAAATACTTGACATTATCTTTCTTGCACTGTATAATAAAAACATAAAGTTCAATAAGTTGAACAAAAAGAAAAGGGGTGTCCATTTGGTTTACAAATATGATTATTCTAAATTGAACGGTAAAATCGTTGAGGTTTTTGGCACAAAGAAAAAGTTCGCAGAAAACATGAACTTATCTGAAAAATCGATATCTTCCAAAACCAACAACAAACGTAGTTGGCAACAGCAAGAAATTTCAAAAGCTTGCGAACTGTTGCATATTCCAAATAATGAAATTAATTCATATTTTTTTAAACATTGCATTCAAGACATTGAACATAATTAGAAAAGGATAACACATGAACGAATTAATTAACGTAACTTTAAACGAGAACCAAGAGCCTGTCATTTCAGGTCGTCAACTTCATCAAGCCTTGGGAGTTAAGAAACGCTTTAGTGCGTGGCTCGGACAATATCTAGATATGTTTATCGAGGGTTATGATTTTATGGATGTACCCGAAAGTACACCCATAAAAAACGGAAACGGGCGCATTCAATATTTAGATGATTATACACTATCTATCGATATGGCTAAGCATATTGCAATGATGACTAAAACCGACAAAGGCAAAGAGGTTCGTCAATACTTCATTCAAGTCGAAAAAGATTTTAATAGTCCTGAGAAAATCATGGCTCGAGCTCTTAAAATTGCCGACCGTAAAATTATTAAGCTGGAGGCAACAATCGAAGAACAAAGACCTAAAGTCATCTTCGCTAACGCAGTCAGCGCAAGTCGGACGTCTATTTTAGTTGGTGAATTTGCTAAGCTTATGCGCCAAAACGGCATCAACTTAGGTCAAAATCGAATGTTTGCATGGTTGCGAGAAAATGGCTATCTAATCAATCGCCAAGGTAGCGATAGAAATATGCCGACACAAAAATCAATGGAGCTTGGATTATTTGAAATCAAAGAAACGACTATCAACCATTCAGATGGTCACATCAGTATTAATAAAACACCTAAAATCACTGGCAAAGGTCAATTATATTTCGCCAATAAGCTACTGAACGAAAATAACAAAGACAATTAACCAAACACTTTCAACAGGTTTGATTGATTAAAAGTAAAAAAATGTTTTTAAAAAAATAAAAAAACTTTAAAAAAACTATAAAAAACTATTGACATCGACTTTATTTTGGGTTATAATAAAGTCACAAAGTTAAGGAAGGGGGTCAACAAATGGAAATTCTAAGACCAAACACATCAATTCGAGTAATTCGAGCAAGAGAAGGACTAACTCAAAAAGAATTTGGCGAATCTCTAGGCGTAAGCACTCAAACTGTTGCTTTGTGGGAAAAGAACATATACACAATCTCAACTAGCAATTTGATTAAATTGTGCTCAACTTATCACGTTTCAACTTTTGATTTGCTAGGAATTTAATTCATTAGCACGTTAACTTTAATTAAAATTAGCACTTCCAGCTGAGCCGGTAACACGTCATCGATTAGCAGCTATGGCTCTAACAAGGAGATAACCTCCTTTAAAATAGATAAAAACGCAGTTATTAACCAACTCTAAACAATGATTTTTCATAAAGCTACAATAATTGACAACCTTGTTAGGGCTTTAACTGCTAATTGATGGCACAAAAAAAGCCCATTGCAGAAACAATGCGCTTACCAAAAAACATAATTACATTATAACACGAAAGGTAGCTTTCGGTAAGACTAGAAAGAAGGAAAAAAATGGATTCATTTATTATTTATTTCAGTTTAACAGCAATCATGTATGTGCTTATATTGCCATTTGTAGGCAAGAGAGCGAGAAAGAAAGAAGAAACAAAGCGCGTGTATTCAAAACGTTTACCTTGGGAAGAAAAACAAATTGCATACAATCGCATGCACGGTTTGCCAGATGATGCAATCTAAGAGAGGTTAATAACATGTACGTATACGAATACAGCTGCTTAGATTGTGGCGAGCGTTGGGAAATCATTGATAGCTATCCACCGCTTGAATGCCCAGAATGCGAAAGCGAAGATATTTGTCAAACATGGAAAGCGAAAGCGTATGATTAACGCAATCATTTTGATGAAAAATAGGGGATAAGATTAATGCATATTAACGAGGTTAAAAATAATGCTTTCTACCAATTTCCGCAATGGCTTTTGAAAGAAGAGCCATATAAGAATTTGGGTGATAAAGCGAAGCTTGCTTACATGCTGCTTTTTGACCGAAGAACACTCTCGATTAAAAATAAATGGTATGACGATAACGGTCAGATCTACATGTATTTTACAATTGACCAATTCATGCAAGAGCTTAATTGCTCAAATAAAGCTGTTCTAAAAGCCAAGAAAGAGCTAGTCGAGGTTGGATTGCTGGAAGAAGTAAGACAAGGAAGAAACAAGCCAAACAGGTTGTATATTAACGGACGTGAACAAAGTACACTTCTGGAAGTGAACAAAGTACACACTGGAAGTGAACAAAGTACACTTCTGGAAGTGAACAAAGTACACGCAATCAATACTAATAATATCAATACTAATATATCAAGACTAAGTAATCAACAACAAGGGGAGGTTGATGAAATTCGCAAATCTTACGATATGTTTTTTGAAGCTTTTCCGAAGCAACGAAAGAACTCATTTACTCAACAGGACATCCTTGCGGATATTGATGAATTTGGAACAGAACTTTACCAGTACGCTTTAAAACTAGCTATGGCTAACGAAGCTAACTATCCATCATATATTGACAGAATATTTACTTCATGGCGAAATGAAGGTGTAACCACTTTGGAACAAGCAAAAGAAAAACAAAGTAAGCACAGCAAGAGTAAGCCTGATAATGATTTTGTTGGTTTTGGTGTTCAGGGGTCGGGGTATTAGTTTATGAATGAATTTACAAACACACGAAATACTTTGATGCCATTTCCAGAAGCAAAGATGGAGCAATCGAAAGAATGGTGCGATAAGCATCAATGCCAAAAGGTTAAAATTGCAAAGACCGGAGATGTGATTTGTCCACAATGCAACAAAGAAGAGCGTCTTGAATTTGAAGAACAAAAGGCTCAAGAAAGTTTTAAAAGAAACGAAGAAATAAAACGCCTTTACTATCTTGAAGAATTCAGTCTAATGGACAGCGAGCTCAAAAATGCAACGTTTGATAATTTTAAAGTTGACACAGCTGAAAGACAAGCCGATTTAGATTTTATTAAGAAAGAAGCGCGTAAGTATATTAAAGGCGCTAAAAACAATATTATTTTGATTGGCGACTGCGGCGTTGGCAAAAGCCACTTAGCTTATAGTACCATTAAAGCGATTAGTGATTACAACAAAAAATTGGCTACAGTTATCAACGTTGTTGACTTGATTGCAAAGGTGAAAGAAGACTTTTCACTCGAAGCATATTACACTAACCTACTTTCTGGAAAAGATAAAAATGACAAAATTGAATATTTAGTCCTAGACGACCTTGGGACAGAAAAAACGTCAGAATGGTCATCAAACTTAATTTACAGCATTTTAAACAAGCGAACGAATACAATTATCACAACAAACTTGACACCGCCAGAAATTCAAAGACGATATGGGAAACGTATCTTTTCACGGATTTTCAAAGGTGTAGGCAAGGAACACGTTTATCAATTTAAAAACCAAACAGACGAAAGGACGAATTTATGGAATTAGAATTTTTATGGAAATTAGCTCATCAATTAGACAAAGAAACTTTCTTCGAAGTACATGATTTATTGGAAGAAATAACAAAAATTGGTGAAGACGATAACCTATTCGACCTGCTAGAAAGAAAACGAATATCGAATTTTGAAACTTTAGACGAATTTTCTTCAAAATTTGGTATAACGAAGCAAGGCTATTATCAATGGAAACGCACAGGGAATGTCCCGCACAAACATGTAAATAAAGTTGCTGATTATTTAAACATGAATCCAAAAGAAGCAACAGAATTGAATTTCAAAAAAACATATAATAACCAAAAGCATTAACGCAAAAGGTGAAAACATGAACGAACTAGAAATCAACATTTTGAATTACATCAAAAATCACGGCAGTTTTGAGCGACCAGTAACGCTGAGATTACTGAAAGCTGAATTTAACATTAGTGAGCGAGGCGTTAAAGAGGTCATAGAGCGCTTGAGATGCGAATTCAAACAGCCAATCATCGCAAGCCGTAGAACGAGGCGAGGTGGCTATTATTTACCAAAGAATGACATGGAACGCAACGTAGGTCTAATGCCATATAAGAAACAGATTTTAACATCGCAGAGAACGGTAACAGCTATCACATCAGATCGGAAGAGCACA